CCATCAAAGCTAGTACCTGAATCAATCTTTCTTACATATCCGTCTTCAAACCCACCGTATACAACTTCAAATCCATTCTCATCTTCAGCAGAACATACTGAATATATCTGATGCTTTAAAGTAAAAGGCATGATACCTCTATTCTGCCTGTTTATGTAGGTCATTGTAACACCTGTTTTATCATTAAAGAATAAACGGTATTGATTCTTTGCTCTAACCTTTACGGAGTTTATAGCTTTTTCTTTTTGTTGTTGCATATAAGGATCAATAGCATCAGATGCAACAGCTGCTTGGAAGTCACCAAACGCTTGAACTGTAAATATAGAAGTAAGTCCTCTATCATCCAAAAAGAATGTTTGATCCATTTTCTGCAATGTATAGGGTATAGCTCCAGTTCCTTGATGGAATCTTTTAAGAGCCCAGTCCAGAGCTGAAGAACCATACAACATAAACGTTTCATTTCTGGTAAAGATAGACATCACATCGTTTACTTCTGTTGAGAATCCTGACACAACATCACCAACAGAAAGTTCGGCAGCTCCAGTTATTACGCTCCATTTGTTAGGCGCTGCAATACTTGAATGTTGAATAGAGCCGCTTGGAAAAGAATAAAATAAATGTTTTGTGTGAGCTATAATATGCTGTGGTTTATCTACAGATGTGCCTGTGCTTATCTTTATAAATGTAGTACCGTCCCAAGAAAATCCCTTATCAACAGTATTGACACCATACATAGTAATGCCAGACGTGTTACCCCTAAAGTTATAATTTATAAACTCGTACTTACCATCAGGATTAATTGTTTGCTCGTATATAGTACCGTTAGCTTTTGCTACAGTAACAGAAGTTGGTTGAGATGCTCCATTAACTTCAGCTCTTTTAACTCCACCAACTGTAATATCTTCTCCATCAGTCCATGTTCCACTATTGTTTTTTACTGAAAAGTATCCAGCAGCTGTTCCTGCTGCAATAGTTCCGCTAGTAATAACAACACTTGTTACTTCAGCAGTCTCTCCAGATGTTCCACCAGTAATAGTATCTCCAGCACTTATTTCTATTGTTCCTACATCGAAAGAAAGAAGTGGCATTTGAATATCTTCATCATCAAGGAATCCGCCAGAGATATTGGTAAGGACCATAGTTCCTGTAGCGCCTGTTTCCCACAGCCCATGATAGCTGATACCCTGAAGGTCTCCGCTTGCTCCACTAGTTGCACCAACTAAAGTTGTTGGGGTTCCTGTATCTCCAGGAGTAGGCTCGCCACTTGTAGTAGTACCATCAAAATCTAACGCTTGTCCAAGCTCTACTTCAGTCCATCCAGTAGATGACGACTTATACATACCAGCTGTTGCGCCACCTGTTTTATTTCTAAATGCATAGATATTGCCATTATATACCCATACACCAAGAACAGAACCTTCGCCCGGAACAATAGTAATAAGGTCACGTTGGTTTTCAATACGTTCTTGAAGCTCCGGTAAAAGATTTGCGTCCGCGTTCGCATCCCTTAAAACCGGATCGCCATAGGCATACGCACTGGCGTAGATTCCCATTATCCAATCCTAGTTACATTAAGTTGACCATACTGCAAAATCATGTTTTGAGATGAGCCGTTGTCATGTCTCAGCCTTGATAAAACATCCGTGTGGGTTGTGTGTCCTGTAGTGTCTACAAAACCAGAAACGCTAATGGCGGCTGCTTCAGATGTGCTACCAAGTAAACGCTTTACTTTATATCCAGTTTCAGTAATTGAACCTCCATCTGCCTGAGTGGCTAAAAGCCAAGTCCAAATAATATTTCCTGCTGTTCCTTGCTTGTATGAAATATTCATTTCTAAATTAAAGATTCCTTTAGTGTAAATACGAATATGATCATTAGCATAGTCAGAAGAAGCGCCATAACTAGAGCCATCTGTGTCATCAAGGCCGTTTGCTCCTGAACTTCCTAATGACCAATCAAGAGTAACTGTAGTTCCATTTGCAACAGCCTGCGCTGTAGGAGTCCCATCTGCCGCATTGTTGTTTATATTTGCATAAGAACCCATCACAGAGACAACATAGTCTCTCATGTCTTGAGCCGAAATAGAGCCAACAGTATTATCTGGGAAACTGGTCCCAAGTAAGTATGCTCTGGTACGTCTAGTATCTGCCATTATTTATACTCCATATTAAATGCGCTACCATAGGCGCTATCTGCGTTAAAAATATTTATTGTTTCACCAATCTGAAATTGACCACTTACAACTGAATAGTAGATATAACCCTGTGCATTGTCATTTGAAAATGATCCACCGCTAGCACCATCTTCAATTCCTTCTATCTCTACCTGAAGTATTACCCCAACAGCACCAGTAGTCGCACCTTTAATAAGATCTCCCGGAGATGGTATGTTAAGTAAAAAACCTATGTCATAACCAGCGCCAAACTGCTCAAACAAAGATGTACCAATAGTAAATGGTATTCTGTAATAAACAATATTTGATGGAAGAGTTTGACCATCTGCTCTCTCATATCCATCTAACCTTTGGTATCGACCTCTGATATCAACCTCAAAGTTATCAGCAGATACGCACTCGCCAGGACTTATAGATAAAGCAGGATCAACAAGGTTTATTCCACCAGTAAATGGAAAATACTTTGACTGAAGTCCTGAAGGAGCTAAACGCCTATTTCTTAATTTTGTCATTCTGGCCTAACTGTATAATTAAATAAGTCTTGAACTTTAGAAAACCTTCTATTCTTTTGGCCTGGAAGTTGGTCAGCTTCTAACTTGTCAAGCAAATCTTCAAAAGAAGCCAACGCACCGCTAAGTATTTCAGGAGCATCTTCATTCTCGCCATAATATATTTTTGCTCTAGCAATAATCATATTGTGAAATCGTGGAGGAATAGAAGATACATCTGAATCTGCTGCTAATTCTGTAGGAACTCTGTAGTATTCTGCAGATATAGTTGTAGTAGAATCTGGGGTAGGCCAAACATCTATAACGTTATCGGGTTTAATAGAGAAAACTTCTGGAGTTCCTGAGTCTATTACACCAAGCTTGTACTCAAGTCTATATGGCTCCCAATCCATAAAGTCTAACTGTTGATAGTCATCTGTAGCTTTACTAAAGACAATAGAGTCTAACTTCCAATTGCCTAAATTTGCTGGAGAGGTTAGAGTAGACACTCCAACCGAAGGGGTTATAGTTGTTTCGCTCCAAAGATAATCCCAGTTAAACCACCTACGCTGTATATCTAGATCTGCGTTTTTAATGTAGCGAACAACAGCAAGCTCTTCTTCTGAAAGATCAGAAGCTGTTACACTTGATGGACCAGTTCCAGGAATACCTATATCTCTGGACATATCTTGGCATAATTGTAAGTATGTACTCATTTTAAGTTCTTCGCTATATCCATGTAAACTTTACCTACTGGTATTTTAGATGCACATAATGCACCACCTGTTTCTTTATCCCTAACACAAGTGTCAAATCCGTGATGCATCTTATGACAAGGATAACACTCTGCTTCAAATGGCTCAAAGGTTGTGGTGTTATTCCAGTGCTTGCTTAAATTTTCTTTTGATGAGTGAGATAAGAATAAGCTCTTATGTACTCTGCTGTAGTTAGAAACAGAGTTTAATACTCCTGTCTCTGGCCCTACAATTACATTGCATAGTTTGGCTAAAGTTAAAACATCTCTTATAGGCCACTCACCAGATGTAGTTATTACCCTGCTTTCTTTTTCCCATCCTTGCTCAAGAAGTTTACATGCGTAATCACCTACTGTGATAAATGTAACATCTTTTCGCATATCAAGAAACCTAGCCATTAAAGCATCATTTCCAGGCCAGACTTTATGCACAGAAGATCCAGATAAAACATTCATAACAAGATGTTTAGTTTTTACTTTCTTCTTTTTCCAATCCCTCATTCTGGATTCTTCTTTTTTTGTTGGGTAGAATGATGTGTCAAACTCATAATCTACACCAGCAATGTCATGCATTCTTTCCATGTAATTAACATTACATTCTGCATGAATATCTTCCTTATTCCATTTAAACCTTTCATCTCCTGGAATAAGAACTGGACCTTGTTCTAACTGAACCGTCCTGTCTCCAACAACTAATAGGGTTCCCTCTACAGATTCTGAAAATTGAATCACCTTGTCAAATAGCCCATCAAAATGCGCCCAGTAATCATCTAGTTTATCTGGATATATTTGATTAGTTCTTTGTACTAAAAGCTCATCAACGTAAGGATTAGATCTTAATATATCTTTTCCTGTTTCATTAGTATTAACACAAACTCTGTATCCCTGCTTTTGTAGTAGTGGCAGAACTGAACTTGTCTGCAGTATGTCTCCAAAAGCCCCGTATCTAATTACACAAACTGTTTTTTCTTTTCTTATTCCACCAAAGTCTTCGGGAGTAAAGTCAGAAATTTCCTTTTCAGGAACTTTTATTATTTTCAAGTTGTCCTCTTTTAGAAGCCCCATCCTGACACAGTCATTCCAGACCGTACCATTTTTCCATTAACTCTGGCTTCATTGTTAGATCGCGGCTGCTCTGCAGAATACTCTCTGCAACGCTCATCGAATAGTTGATCGCCGCTTGTGAATCCTTTTTGCTTGGGCTCGGTAGAACCATAGCTTTCTTTCGGCGCTTCTTCTAGGTCGCCCATGTACGCAGTTATTACATTGATTTTCATATGATTACCTTACCCTGTAGGTTGGCTTAGGTTACATCTATATAGGTCCCAGGGAGCATGAAAAAGCTGTTCCCTACGGCCTTAGAATTGAAATGAATTGGGGGAGAGTTGCCCCTCCCCCGCATCAATTAGGCTTG